GTTTCCATTTTAACACCCCAGAAAAATCTATTGTCTGACAATTCTAAAGAACCAGGTTGACCGGTAAAAAGAGGCGAAGATGATTTTTGTATTGCACCTCTTGTTGCCTTAAATCTAAACGGAACAGGTGGTAAAATTGAACCTGTTAACACTTCGCCTTGTACATCTAGTGAAGACGAAGCAAATGTAAGTCTAGAACCTAAGGAGCCACCTGGAAGACTTGAGTTATCATCTGTTAGATTATTGTTAGTCTTAAGTAGCGGTAATCCTCTAAAGCCAAAAGGCAAGGTTTCTTCAGGAATTAATGAGTCTTCTACGTCTCTATTCATAACAATTCGTACATATTTTGACCGGTTCGGGCGCTTACCTTCTATGTTTATTCTGCGCTCAGACTCAGTTTCAGCATCAAAATTATAAAATACTTTCATGTCACCTATTTTATTAGCAACATAGTTTTCATCTTTAGGATTCAAAGTACAAAGAGGATATTGTTCCAATATTTTAAGATCTGTGTCAGTATCTCCGTAGTGCCTCACTAACACTGTAAATGTGCCAAAAACATTTCTTTTGTTTGTTGATCTTTTTAAATTTGTAATAGATACCTTGACTCTAGAATTACCAACATCTCCATCATCAAGAGACTCAAAGTGAAATAAGTCGTATTCTTTTGAACCAAACGGCTGTGATATGAATTTTGTAGTCTTTGCTGTTTGATAGCGTGTATCAAACCTTCCAAACGCATCTCTGTAAGTTAAGTCTGTGTTACCACTTGAAGCACTAGTTCCAGCAGAACCGGAGACAATAGCGACTGTGCCTTGTGTTGCATGATAAGTTACTCGTGCCAACTCATCTTCGACAGCAAAGTCTCCATAAAACAAGTGTTGTTCTTCTTGAAACTTATCAGGATTTTTATTTAAAAACTTACCAATGTAGTACTTACTAGTAGGATTTAAAGAAGCTTTGTACTGTCTAATTCCAGATGTATTATTATCGTTACCAAACCCAGATCCTAACGCGCTTGATATTACTAATTTAAAAGTTCCTGCATCAATAGTACCATCATAATTTGATATTTTTGCCACATCATCAATAGCATTCGTCGCGGTCCAATTCTGATTGTGGTCAAGCAATTGTATGCGTGATCCTGTTGCTGTCAGTATCATACCTCTAACTAATCTAATGGAAGTAGATGTGTTAAAAGAATTACTGTCTGTAAACAGTGGATAACCTGCTGATTCAAATTCATTAACATCATGGCTAGCAACTATAAACTGAACGCTACCTTGATGTCTTTTATCTGATGCATCAACGGTATTCCCTTTTATAATAAAACCTGCATTTTTAACTGTTCCTTGCGAAAGAGTTGTTTGAATGTCACCTGTTGAATTAGCAGCACCAGCGCCTAAAACTCTGATGTACGTAACAGCTGTTCTATTTTTTAACCACTCTTGTACTGCATAAGGTCCAAACCGGTCTCGATTCAACGTTCCAAATTTTCTTTCAAAATCAACGAATGAACCTAGTGTGACAGGAACAAAAGCAGGACCTTGGGTAGCAGTCCCAATAATCCCCGCAGGTACACCTTCGATTTCTACTGTTCTCTGAGTTAAATCGATTTCTCTCTCGAAAAAACCCGGAGATCTAAATGTTTGTTCTGCCATCAATCTCTCCTAAACTTACCAATATAAGTATTCATTTGTGCTTGTAATATCCTTTTTTAATTATTCGTATTGTCTGTCAATTTCTTTAATAATTCGCGAAGATACTACAGTCTCACCAGTCCGCGAATTAACATTTTTAACTCTTAAAAATTCTGTATTTCCTTCACCGGTGAACGGGTTTTCGACAAACCGTTCAATAGTTCCGTTTTCTTCTCCTCGCTGCAATTTTAAATTTTCAGCGGATGTTAAATCAGAAAGTACATGCTTTTCTAATTTTTCTTGTTTTGTTTCTGGTTGATAGTCTAAAGTTACCGGACTGTTTACATCATTATAAGTAAAGTCTATCATTGGTGCAGAAAGGTAACTTCTCATTTGATTTGGTAAACCAGAAAGTTTTGAATTAATAATATATCCAGGTACAGTCAAGTCAAAGCTGTACTTTATAATTCTTTCGTCGTCGGTCATACTATCAAAATTATTTTCAAAACTAATAGTATCTCCGATAAAAGCAACTAATTCAAAGCCTTCATTTGTTTTTATCGCAAATTCACCACCCGGAACATCAATTTTATTAAGAAGATATTCAATCATTTGATTTCCTTGCTGCATGTATTGGCACCAAAAAGTAACATTATATGTCATCGCGACAAAGTAAGGATACGGAACTTGAATTATTTCAAAAATATTTGAATTTATATTCGGCGCCAGACTTACACTTGCAGATTCCGAAAATTTTAAATTCTTTTTATTTCTTCGTGTAGCTACTTTACCTTCTTGAGCGACCAATTTATTTGACGTATCTATGAAATTGTTATTAGTTGCGACGTTGTCTTGATTTTTTAAATCTTCTTTATTTAATAAATTTTGAAAATTTCTATCTTTCTCTGACAATTTTTTCTTAATTGTGTAATTCGGTTGTGCTCTAAGAGCAATTGCTGTTTTTTTACCACCTTGATTAGCACCAATATCTAAATTTTGACGAACAATTGATATTAGTGGAAGAATGTTTGTATTTCTTCTATCTCTAATTGGATTTTTGCGCCTAGTTAGTGCAAACCTTTCACCAGTTGCAAATATGACAGGTACTCTTTTTGACTCACCGTTACTTGTAGTCTCAAAATTTAAATCACTCTCAAACAAGTCAAAAACAGATCGATCAATATTCTCGATACCTATGGAAGGAAATTCAAAATCTTCTGGTACGTTATTACCATCAAAATCTTTAATTACTATTTTCTTTTTTGGGATTCTAACTTTTGACATAATTATTCGTCACTATAAAAAGAAGACCCAACGTTAGTATTATCACCTTTTGATGATACTTCTTTTGGACCAGATATTGGATTTTCTAACACACCATTCTTTTGTAAGTCTCTAACGTCTCCTGTCTTTCCTAGCCTGTTTTCTTCAAAACCTCGCTGCTGAACAAAAGTGTTCTGTACAGCATCTGAATCTGTATATTCTTCTGATGTAGGTCCAAAAACCTTGGACAAGAATTGATCTTTCCTAGATTGACGCCCAGCAATTGTTATAAATCTCTTATGTTCTATTTGGCCAAATATTGTCTGTGTTAACGGAGCTTTAATTACTTCAAAAAAAGTACTACCATATGAGAAAAAGTCTCCTTCTAATATTTCGATACCTTTATCAAGTAAGTCTCTGGATTGAATATATGCCTCAATAGTATAATATTCCTCAGAACCAAAACGATTTGTCCTGATTTCTTGTTCATTGTATTTTACCAAGCAATCTAATTCTATAGGTGTTTCAAACACTTTATCTGGGCTTTCTTCATAAATGTCATGCACTTTTGATTTAATTTCAGATATCTGAAAAAGATATATTTTTTGCCCAATAACGTCTTTAATTACTTCTTTTGCAATGTCGTTAATAAAGTTAACTTCTCGCGGTGTTATAAATAATCGTCCCATGATCTATCCTAAGAAAATTGCTTTACCGTTTGGAACCGGTACATATTTAAGTTGTTTTTGTATTTGTTCTGCTCTTGTTGATTGAATCTCCATAAGTTTGTCATAAGTCATAGAGTCTAAGAGTTCTCTTAACTTATCTTTTAGCGCATCTCTATCTGTCCTGCCATTGCTTATAAGGTCAGAGCTATTCAGAGTAACATCAGAATTAGGTACAGGGATACTTCCAAACTTACCCCTAATATAACCTAGTTGTTCCATTGAAAGCGCTAGTGTGTAACTTCTGATCCACTGGCGACCTATACTGTTAATGCGGTCATACATAACATTACCAAAGGGTAGGTTATTCATGTTTGAGACGCCGTGAATAGTATCGTCTCGGTAAGACGGTTGAGTTGGATCCGGGTACTGTCTTACTCTAAAGAATAGTTTTTTACCTGATGTAGGTATAGGAAATATTCTAAAATTTGTACCCATAATCTTGTATGAGAAATTAGAACGCCTAACCCGGTTTGATAAATCTAATTGCCCACCACGTAACAAATCTTCATAGACTGGTAGTATGTAAAAAACTGTCTCAGGTGTAAATGATTCGAATGAAAACTCATTGTTTAGGTAGTTTATTGCTGAGGTTGTGTCAAAAAATCGATACGCTGCTTGTGGGTTGTAGTGAAAGACTTCGTCAATTTTAAGTTTACCTTTTGTATTATCAAACAAGCCACCATTAGCGCCACTTAACTCTGTATATAAATTATAATCTTGCCTTCCAATTTCAAGCTGAATCGATCCAGTTAGAGAATCATATGACCCACCAATTCCAGCTTCCATTGCGTACGGCTCTGCAAAACGATTAAGAAATTCTAAATTTTCTCGGATATATTTTTCTTCACTGCCGCTCATAATGCTACCTGTGGCAAAACCAAGAAAATTAACTAGTTGAGACTTTGCTTGATACTGATTTAATATTGCACTGTATTCTAGCGTTGCTTCTTCAAAATTTCCCCATATCTGTTTTTTAGTTAATTCAACAGATAATATGTCGTCACCTAACTTTCTTTTAACAAATGTCACTATGTTATTGGCATCAGCTTTAAAGTCTGTTTCACTATCGTATATACCGAATGGTGTTGGGGATGTTGTGTTCGCAAATGTAGCCACGTTATTACCTCGCTATGTATCTATTAATATATAGGCTAACTCAACTACAACTTTACGGACGATATCTACATATATCTTTTTAAAAATCTATTTTCTTGTTTTATATTACCGCGAAAACATATCCGGACCAAAGTTGCCCATTCTTTCATACGGGTCATAACTAAAGTCATCCGGGCCATCGTAACTACTACCCTCTTCAAATACAGGATAAAAATACGTTCCTGTATTACTATCGTTACCTTGCATCGCGTCAATAAATTCTTGAGACGCTTCATACTTTTCGTTATCTTCCAGTCTAGAAGCAGGATGATTCACGATCATCATAACATCTGATTCTATTCTCCGATACTGTTCCTCAGTCAACTCATCAGCGCTGTCAACACCATAGTCAGAAAATTCAATATCCCCTCCAAAGCCAGTGGCGCTACCGCCGAACAATGGATGTCGCGAATCGTAAAAGGCCATTTCAATTGATATCCCAGTTTGTCGCCTACCATCGTCGTCACTCATAAGTGTGTATGAACCAGGTCCTCCGGAGTAACTTGGGTCTGAGAAACGTGGGTCGTCTGTTGGATCTTTAAAACCTTTCATCGCTTCACTAATTAAGCCTCTTAATTTTCTTCTAGTTATTTTCATAATCCTTTTCCTATTGCTACAAACATTTTAACATAATATTCTTCTAGATTTTTAGTTATTTCAGCAACAGTTTTAAATGCAAATTCCATTTGAATATCTGTTTCTAAATTTTCATCTTCAATGTAAAATTCGTTTTGCTTATCAACATGAAAAGCGCCTAACAACTCGTTAACCCATTCATGAACGTGATTGTTAAACGGTACACTATCAATCTTCTCGCTCAACATTTCTTTTACCAGTTGTACAAAGTCAAGTCCTAAGGAATCACACATCAAATATGCTTGTGCAATATACGCACGATCATAAGATGACAAAAGCTCTGTTTTTATTTTTATCGCGCTGCGCGGATTTGTCATAATGCTTTCACTTATAATTCTACGTAATCTATTTTTATCTATTTTCACGTCAGTCCCCATTTGTTGACACATTGCCATGATGACAACTTCTTTTAATCTACATATTAATTATTAATTAATTTTTAATTTTTCTTATATTTTCTTTCACTAATTGTTGAGTCTAACCTGTGACCTTCTACACCATGTGACTCATGAGCTTCACCTAAATCGTCACTATCTTTAACTTTTTCTAACAAAATAGCAGGTATGTTAGTTTCAATATAACATTCTGGCCACTCGACATCGTAAAAAGCAATATGACCGCTTTCATCTAAACTATGCCAAACTACCTTACCAATCTCATTCAAAGCAGAATCCTTCCGCTTAACGTGAGTCAGTCATGTATGACCTATAATATCATCGTGTGCTTTTGTTTTATTAGGAATGTCATCCAATCCGTAACTGTATTTGTCATAAAAAGCAATCTTTTCAAGCTTTTCTCTAATTAAAGCTCTAGCTTCAGCTAGCGTTTTATCGTAATAGTCTTGTGGGTCGTTATCTACTGTTAACTGTGCATATCTTTCTTTTTTAGCGAGATATGCTTTAGCGTCAATACCATCAACTTTATCGCTAACTATCTTTTCAGTGCCTTCTTCAGAAGCCGCACCACCTTCATCAGCTAAATACTGTGCAACTGAATCATCTATTTCTTTTTGTTTTTCATCTGTTAGATCAGAAGCTCCTTCTGCAGCCTGTTCAACTAACATACGTAATTGTCTTCTTGTTATTTTCACTTTAACTCCTGTGAAGTATCGTCCTTATAGATATTTGGATCGATTGGATCTTTCTTTAGTGCGCCTTCTTTATTACGTTCAAACCATTCAGCTGATGAAGCGTCAGTTTTAATTGGTCCACCTGCAACCCATGTATTACAAGTTCTAGCACTATGACATTTAAAATGGTGCATCCAACAATAACCTAAAACACCAAACTCATCTGCGACAGGTTCAGTTGTAATTGCAGGTATACATTCATCAACCATCTTTGGTGATCGATCAAATGCGACACAGTTGCCACAATTTGATTTCTTTGCATCTTCAGGGTTTGTTTTCCACTTTTTTGCTATCTTTTCCCAATATTCACCAGGTAGTTCAACATTTAATGGACCGTATATAATCCAGTCTAATTTAATAGCTCTATCTCTATTAGCTGTATTAACACTTAAGTCTTGTGTTGCTGTTGGACAAACAAAGTTTTTAGCTTGTTCATATAATTTTCCAAAAGCACTTTCGCTTTTGATATCTTTTATTTTCCAAGTTTTCTTTTTCTTTCCTTTAAATGAAAAACCGCACTTAACACATTTTTTGCCGGTTAACAAACCTTTAATATCTTCTTCTGATTTATGCACATGCCCACAATTTGGACAAACATACTCTTTTTTGTTTTCGCCTTCCAGCAAGAATGACTCAACTATTCTTTTTAAATTTTGTCTACTAATTTTCATTTCTTTTTTCTCATTCGCTGTGTTTTTCTTGTGACTTTTATCTTTTATCTTCCGTATTCTGCGGTTAATTTATCTGTTTGCGCTTTTTGCATTGCTAGCAATTCAGGTTCATTCAAGAATTCGTAGAGATCTTCGAATTTATCGAAAATTAATTGTTCGCCTTGAAATTCCAGCTTACATTGCACCGGTTCTTCCGTGCCATCATAGCATGATATATTACGAAAAAGACCCATTGCTACCTGTACCCAGACACCTTTCATG